ACGCTGCAACGGGGAAGCTGACTCAGAAGCAGATAGCGGACTGTCTTGGCGTTACGGAGCGGGCGGTCAAGAAGGTGATGGCTACTGTGGTGTATCAAGTTCTGAAGAGTGTAACCATTGTAACCAGTGTAACCACGGGAAATGCATTTATGCGCGCGTGTGCGTACCCGCGTGCACGTATGCGCGTATAGCACGTGATTTGTGGTTACAATGGTTACATTATATTTTTATAAGTTATAAGTATATATATAGTAAGTGTTTACGGGTGTAACCAAAAGTGTAACCACGTGTAACCACGGGTAAAATGGTGGTTTGTAAGGTGTTGCGATGACTACAGTTAAAGGGTGTAACCACGATATGCGGACTAGGATTTATTGGTTTCCACTGACGGTGTACTGCCGGAGGCGCATACCTGCCAGTGTGTCACTGTACTAACTGTACTATACACCTAGGGTCCTCCCAAAAGGGCTAGGCGTTTGTGCGGGGAGAATGTCGTGGTAGGGCATGTAACTAGGCAAAATTTGCCGGGGCTTGCCTTACGATGGAGGTGTACTGGTTAAGGTGGTACAGCGAGCGAATAGAGGTACGCGACGCGCGCCGGCCGACGGCGGCATATGGGCGGTCCAGGATATCCGGCGGATGACAGCGACACAGATGGGCCTCGCGTTCGGCATCAGCCGGCAGGCGTTCAGCGGCTGGCGCGGCGACGTCCCGAAGAACGAGGACGGCACATGGAGTCTCCCGGACGTGATCGCGTGGAAGCTGCGGAAGGCTCAGGACGAGGTCGAGATAGCGGCCGCGGAAGGCGGGGATTCGCCGGCGCTCGAGGAGTGGAGGAAGTGGAGGGCGGCAAAGGCGGAATTAGAGTTCGAGCAGTTGTCGGGGCGGCTGGTGCGCAAGGCGGACGTGGAGGCGAGGTGGGGCCGGGTGCTGTCGCATATCGTGCAGGCGCTCGACGGGTTGGGGAAAATGCTGGCGCCGCGGCTGGCCAGGCGCGAGGAACGGGAGATAGCGGAGACGGTGAGGGACGAGGTTCGGCAACGGATCGAGGCGGCCAGGGAGATGATGCTGGCCGATGAGGAGATATAGCGAGTAGTGCCGCGGCGGGTGCTGTCACACCCGCCGCGGCTTGGCCACCAAAACGTAAGGAGGGTTTCGAATGGCCGAAGCGAAGAGTACTGCGGGGGCGCTAGAGAACACAAACTATCAGCTTTTACCGGCGCTGCACAAGGACGACTATGAGCGACTAAAGGCCGACATCGCGCTTCGTGGCGTTATGGTTCCTGTTGAAGTAGACGAGGACGGCGCCATACTGGACGGCCACCACCGGGTGATGATTGCCCGTGAGTTAGGCATCAAATGCCCGACGAAGGTGCGCAAGGGCTTGCCTGATTACGAAAAGCGGCTTCACGCCGTTGCGCTGAATCTCGCGCGCCGTCAATTAAGCGATGCTCAAAAAACCGTATTGGGTGAGAAGATCGAGCCGGACATTGCCGAGCGGGCGCGGCGGCGGATGTTGGCGGGCAAGAAAGTGAATAGCAACCCTGTGGAAAATTTTCCACAACGGACAGGCAAATCCCGCGACGAGGTAGCTCAAGCTGTCGGCCTTGGCAGTGGGAAGACGTATGAGAACCACAAGAAAACACTCTCCGAAGCCAAGGAGGTCGCGCCTGAAGTCGTAGAGAGGGCGTGGTGTGGTGAGGCGGACATGAAAGCGGTCCGCAAGGAAGTGAAGAAAGCGAAGAAGGAGAAGAGAGAGCAGGCGGCCGCCGAAGTCACCGAAACAGTGGAGAGCGTTGAAGGCAAGGAAGTCAAAAGCAATATCGAAGCCGGAACGTGGACTGAGTTAGGCCGCCATCGCCTCTATTGCGGCGATTCCTCATCATATGACTTTATCGCCGCGATTCAAGAGCAGGGCGCGCGCTTGGTCTTCGCCGATCCGCCTTACAACGCCGAGGCCGCCGAATGGGACGAAGGCTTCGAGTGGGGGCATGATTTTCTCTGCGACGTGGCTGATTTTGTTGTTGTCACACCAGGGATAATCTCTATTCCGCAGTTCTTGCGGGCTACCGAAATGCCATATAGGTGGGCCATTGCCGCGCATATCACCAACGGCATGACGCGCGGCGCGATAGGGTTTGGTAACTGGATTTTCGGCGCGGTGTTCTCTAGGGGATCTGTTCACCTCAAGGAACAGGATTGTGTTGACGTTGCGATAGGCAATCATCCGGGTGCGGAACATAAAGGCCGTAAGCCCGCGCAGTTTGTAGCGTGGGTGATCGAGACATTCACAAAGCCCAACGACTTGATCATAGATCCGTTTGCAGGAAGCGGCACAACACTCTTGATGGCCGAAAAGCTAGGGCGCAGGTGCATCACTGCCGAGATCATCCCGGAGTATTGCGAGGGTATCACGTCAGCGTTCGCGGGGCTGAGTGATTGACGATGAGGCCATCATCACCGGAACCCACGCCGGAGGCTGATGCTAGGGGTGGACGTATCGAAAAGCACCTTTTCAGGCTATTGTGCAAGCGGCTTGAAAGGGGAGATATTGAGGCATTTTGCCAGCCTGATGCCATCGTAGTCAAAAAAGACGGTATCTACCTCGTGGAAACCAAATGCCAAGAACACTTCCGTCCACCACCATTTCCTGGGCATGGGCTGCCTTTGGCGCAAGTGCGAAACTATATGGCAATACACGAAAAGACAGGCGGACAGGTGCGCACAAAGCTCGTCATATGGGACAAAAAGAGAATCTATTCCCAATGGATTGATGCCCTCGAAGAGGGAGAACATTTTGATACGAGCGGCACCATTAAACATACACGGCGAATCTATCCACTCGAATCATTCGAGGTGTACGGGGAAAAACCGCAAAGGGAAAACATAGTGCCATTCCCAAGAACCAACAACGAAGATGAGTTACGTGTACTAAGTCGAAGGAGATGACGAAGATGGTTACTACTTCTAGCGCTGACACCCTTCCCTTCGCCTCCGCACGCCGTCTTGTCGAGGAGGTGTTCCGCGTGCCGGAGCGGTTGCGGGGGGCGGAGTGGGCGGAAGGTAGGTTGATCCTGAATGAGAAGGACACGCCCGAGCCGGGGCCGTTGAGGCTGAGCCGGACGCCGTACCTGAGAGAGCCGCTGGACTGTTTCTCGGACGAGAGCGTGGAGGAGATCACGTGCGAGATGGGCACGCAGCTGGGCAAGACGCTGATGCAGTTCGCGTGTTTGGGGTACGCGATCGATCAAGATCCGGGCACGGCGCTGTACGTGATGCCGGACGAACAGACGGCGAAGAAGGTCATCAAAGCGCGGATCATCCCGCTGGTGCGGAACAGTCCGGCGTTGAGGAAACACCTGGCGGGCGAGCGGAGCGACACGAGCGAAGTTAGGCTGGACTTTGATCGCATGTTCTGTTTCCCGGCCTGGGCGCAGAGTCCGGCGAGTCTGGCGAGTTTCCCGTGCCGATACGTGCTGCTGGACGAGATCGACAAATACCCGAGGTGGAGTGGACGCGAGGCGGACCCGGCGTCGCTGGCTGAGGAGCGCACGAAGAACTACTGGAACCGGAAGGTCGTCCGCGTGTCGACGCCCACCACGACGAGCGGGTTGATACACAGGTATTACCGGCTGAGCGATCAGCGGCGGTACTGGGTGCCGTGTCCGCACTGTGGGGAGTACCAGGTGCTGATCTGGAGCCAGGTGAAATGGCCGGGTGACGCGCACAGGGAGCGGATAAAGACGGAGAACCTCGCGTGGTACGAGTGTGAATCGTGTAAAGAGCGGATAGAGGATCTGCATAAACCACACATGTTGGAGCGCGGCGTGTGGGCGCCGGCCGGGTGTCAGGTGGGGAAAGAGGGTGAGCTGCTCGGGACGGCCGAAGGTGGGTCGCACCCGGGGTTTCACCTGAGCAGCCTGTACTCGCCGTGGGTGACGTTTGGCCGCGCGGCGGGGACGTTCCTCGAGTCGCACAAAGATCCCGCGAAGTTGATGAACTTTGTGAACTCGTGGCTGGCCGAGGTGTGGCAAGAGAAACTCGAGGAGGTGGACGAGGAAGGCGTCCGCGCGCTGAGGCGGCCGTACAAGTTGGGGTACGTGCCGAAGGACGCTGTGGTGCTGACGGGCGGCGTCGACGTGCAAGCGAACCGGGCGTACTACGTCGTGCGCGCGTGGGGATACGGGGAGAAAAGCTGGCAGGTGGACTACGGCAAAGTATACGACGACGACGCGGCGCGCGTGGCCGAACTGGGCGGCACGCCGAAGTCGTGTCTAGATAAGCTGCTGATTCGGAAGGCGTACCCGGTGGAGGGCGGGGACGGCGTCGAGGGCGTCGCGCTGTGGAACATTGACGCACGGCACCGGACGGACGAGGTGTATCTGTTCGCGAGGAAACACAAGGATATCGTGCGGGCTGTCATGGGATCGCCGGTGGACTTGAAAGGCGCGTTGTATTACGCGTCGAAGATCGACAGGAACCTGAAAACCGGCGGCGCCGTGAAGGGCAGTTTCATGGTCTGGCACCTCGACACGGTGAGGTTCAAGGATCGCATACAGCGGCTGCAGAGCGAGCAGCCGCCGATATGGTTTATCTCCGAAGACGCGGACGAGGAGTATCTGCAGCACGTGACGTCCGAGCAGAAGGTGATCGAGCGGAACTCGCGCGGCCGGGCGATCCCGAAGTACGAACTGAGGCCGGGCCACGAGCGGAACGACTGGTGGGACTGCGAGGTGTACGCGACGGCGGCCGCCGATATGCGGAGCGTGCCGTACATGCAGCCGGAGCCAGTGAGGAAGCAGAAGAAGCCGCGGGCGAACACGTGGATCCCGCGGAAGAAAGGGTGGGTGAGATGAGTGAGTTGGTGATTCACGACAGAGGTTGCGCGGTTCGCGGTTCGCCGGACGCGCACGGGGAGTGCACGTGCAGCGCGCGCGCGGTTCTCGAACGTCGCGAGATTGAGAAAGAACTGAAGGCGATGGAAGCGTTGGTCGATAAGTACCTGATTGAGCGCGACGCCGCACGCGACGCCGTCCGCGCCGCGTTTCTCGAGGGCCATGATCGCGGGTACGACAGGCGGGGCCAGGGTGAGCGTGACTGGCTCGACAGCCGCGCGTATCTGAGGTTACAGGAGGGAACGGGCGAATGAAGTGTCCGAGTTGTGGGGGAGAGGGGAGCCGAGTGAGGTACACGTACAGGTGCGGCGTTGAGATTCGCCGGCGCCGCGTGTGTGTAGAGTGTGGGTTTTGGTACTGGACGGTGGAGCGTGTTGAGTAATGGCATTATAGCGGCATAGTCGGAGTTGGCAGTGTAATTTAGAGTAGATATCGAATTTTTGTGGTAGATATAGTGTTGACAACGCGCGATCGCTGTGAGACAATATATGCAATGAAACGCAGTTTCGTTAAGGTGAGAATCTGGAACCCGCCGCTGCTCCGGCAGCCGCGGGCGGACGAACTGTGCGAACAGATCCGGCGGCACGAGGCGGGAATGCGTGTCGCGCGCGCCCAGCTCGCTGAGCTGATGGCGGCGAATCAGTTTAATCGGGGATAAGCCACACGCAGTATAGCGTCTCGCGCCCCTCTGTACTGGTAGGCCATGAGCGTTCCTCCCAGGATAGTGGGGCGTTTTTTCTTTTTTGGGCGGGGTAGACGATGGCAACAGCAGCGGAAATAGTCGTATCGATTGACAGTTACATGGCCGGCCAACTCGAGGCCGGCGGAGTGCAGGACTACATGATCGGCGGGCGCCGTATCACGCGGTACCCCTTGGCGGACGTGCTGAAGTTAAGGACGTATTACGCAAAACTGGCCGCGGCTGAGTCGCGCGGCGCTGACGTGACGTACGTGAAATTTGCGAGGCCCGGTTGAGCAAGCGAATTCAGATATCCGTGGACACCAAACCCGTACGGCGGACGCGCTCCTCGTGGTGGGACAGGGTAGGCGTCGCGATTGACAATGCGATCGGTGTGGTGTCGCCACAGCGCGCGCTGCGGCGCCAGGCGAGCCGGAACCGGCGGGCGGCGCTCAGGGCGATCCAGGCGCGGTTCGACGCGTCGGACGCGGCTGACGTGCACCGGCTGAACTCGAGCTGGCCGACGCGGGCGGGCTCGGCGGACGCGGACACGCTGACGGATCTCGCGGATCTGCGCGGGCGTTCGCGCAATTTGGTGCGGAACAACGGCCACGCGTCGGGGATCGTAGGCGCGATCGTGAACAACGTCGTGGGGACAGGTATCCGCGTGCAGTCCCAGGCGGACGGCGAACAGCTGGGGCTGTCCGATGACGCTGAGGAGAAGCTGCGCGACGAGCAGGAACGCGTGTGGGCGCAGTGGGCGCGCAGGTGCGACGCGGGCGGCCGGCTGTCGCTGTATGCGCTCGAACGCCAGGTGTGCCGGCAGTTGTTGGAGAACGGCGAAGCGTTTCTTATTCGCGCGGATATGAAGGGGCGCCCGTTTCGGTTTGCGTGGTTACCGGTTGAGGCCGATCGGATCGACTGTCCGCCGGCGATTGAACACCGTCGCGACATTGACGTGCGGAAGGGGATCGAACTGGGGCCGCAGGGCGAACCTCTCGCGTACTGGGTACGGCGTACGCACCCCGGGGACGAGAACACGGTGCGCCAGAACGAATACGACAGGATACCCGCGTTCGACAAAGACGGGCGGCCGAACGTGCTGCACGTGTACGAGCAGCGCCGGCCGGGGCAGCGGCGGGGCGTCCCGTTCCTGTTGCCGGTGATGAAGTATTTCCAGCACCTCAGCGAGTACCTCGAGGCGGAACTGGTAGCTGCGAGAGTGGCCGCGTGTTTTGCGCTGATTATCAATGAAGACGGCGAGCCGGGCATGACGTCCGGCCACGGCGAGCTCACGACGATCGACGGCCAGGTGATCGAGGCGCTCGAACCGGGAATGATACTCAGAGGTAACGGGATCACGCCGACGCAGATCAAGCCGGAGCGGCCGGGGGAGACGTTTGATCCGTTCGTTGAACACGTGCTGCGCATGATCGCGGCCGGGTGCGAACTGCCGTACGAGTTGGTGGCGAAGGACTTTTCGCAGTCGAACTACTCGAACATGCGCGGGGCGTTCTTGGAGGCGCGCAGATATTTCCGCGTGGTGCAGCAGTTGATTTCTGACGGGCTGGTTGTGCCTTCCTGGGAACTGGTGCAGGAGGAGGCGTTCCTGCGGGGGCTGGTTCAGATGCCGGGATTTTACGAGAAGCGCGACGCGTATCTGAAGGTGGCTACAGTCCCGCCGGGGTGGGAATGGGTCGATCCCAAAAACGAAGTTGAGGCGGCGCTGCTGGCGATCGGGGGGAACATCTCGACGCAGGCGGAACAGATTGCCGCGCACGGTGGGGACTACGACGAGGTGTTGAAGCAGCGGGCCCGGGAGAGGCAGAAGGCGAAGAATTTGGGGCTCGAAGAGGAGGAGAAACGTGAAGACGTTCAGACTCGAAAAGAAAGGTAAGCGCTTGGAACTCGATCTGTACGGCATCGTGGGCGACACGTTGGGAGACGGGATCGCTCCGGCGAAGGTCGTCGCGCTGTTGCGGAACGCAGACGGCGCCGAGGAGATCGTCGTGCGGATCAATTCCGCCGGCGGCGTGGCCACGGATGGTATCGCGATCATGGACGCGTTGAAGGCTCACCCGGCGAAGGTGACGGTGAAGATCGACGGGATCGCGGCGAGCGCGGCCAGTCTGATCGCTATGGCGGGCGACACGATCGAGGTTGGCGAGGGCGCGTTCTTGATGGTGCATAAGCCGTGGGGGTACGCGATCGGCACCGACGAGGACATGCTGAAAGTCGCTGAGGTGCTCGAGAAGATGGAAGGCGAGATCGTGAACGTGTACGCCCGCCGGAGCGGGAAACCCGTCGAGACGGTGAAGGAGTGGGTGCAGAACGAAACGTGGTTCACGGGCGCTGAAGCGGTCGCGGCTGGGCTGGCTGATAAGGCTGTCGACGATCCTGAGAGTACGGAGCGTGCCGCGCGTGCGTATGCAGAGCATGCGGGGATTTTGAATTTCGCGCACTTGCCGGAGGCGCTGAAGTCTCTGGTGGAGGCGCATAGCAAGCAGGGCGGGGAGAATCCGCCGCCCAAAACACAGGAGGGAGATCCGATGAAGGACCTCAAGACGATCACCTCCGCGGAGCTGGCGGAGGCCCGCCCCGATCTGGTCGAGGAGATCAAGTCGGCGGCTAAACAGGAATCCGCTGCGGCCGTGGAGGCGGCGGTGAACGCCGAGCGCGCGCGCGCGTCGGGGATCGCATCGAAAGCGGCCGAGCTGAACAGCGCGGTCGACGTTGCGAAGTTCATCGCTGAGGGGACGCCGTTGGCTGACGCGTGGCAGGAGATGCTGACGGCGAAACAGGAGGAGCTGCACGCGGGCGCGGTTGCCGTCAGCGTGGGGCATGGCAACGAAGACGGCGAAACGGACGCGAAGGCGAATCCGTTCGTGCCGAAGGAGGGTTAAGCAATGGCGATTACGGGAACGAGGCTCGCGTGCGCACTGAGCGAGTGCAAGGCGATGACGGTTGCAACGGTAGCCCCTGTGCTGACGGGGGCTATGGCGCTGATCGAGGACGTGGTGGGATTTTATTTCACTGGGGTCACCGCTCCGCTCGACGTGGGCAAAGAGGTCGCGTTCATTTACGCGGCGCCGAAAGCGATCCTGCCGTGCGTGACGGCTGCTACCGGGGCGTTTGTGGCGGGCTCGAAGGTGTACTTCGACGCGACAGCCGGAAAGGTGACCGAGGTGTCGACGGGAAATAAGCTCTGCGGGTTTGTTCTGGAAACTCCCGCGGTTGGTGACGAAGAAGTTCTGGTTGATCTCGACGGTACGCTCGGGATTGTGAGCTAGGAAGGGGGCGAGAAACATGGGCAGAAAATTCCAAGTGCTTGACTGGCCGGCCGTGAAGACGGCCCTGGCCAAACCAAAACGCGATCCCGAGACACTCGGGAACATCCGCGAGGCATTGAACGCGTTCTTGCGGAAACCGCCGGAGCGGCTGGGGGCAGCGAGAGACATTCGCGCGGCCGCGACGTCGGACGATTTCCCGGCGAGTGTGCTGCCGTCGATCCGGCGCTTTCAAGAGACGCCGTATTACGACGACGGCTGGGAAAGCATTTTCGACGTGCTCGACTTCACGAACTCGAACCGGAACGGGTTTGAGATTCTCGACATCGAGGACGGGTTGTCGTTCGAGGCCGTGCCCGAGGGGCAGAAGGCGAAGGTGTACAAGGTTGCGGGCGACAAGACGACCGTCACGTTCGACATGTACGGCGGCGGGTTGGGTTGGTCGCGCCGGCTGATCGACGACGAGGAGTACTGGGCGCTCGACAACGCAGTGTCTGCGTTTAGGAACCGCTGGTACTCGAGCCGCTCGGCCACGGCATACGCGCTTCTCGAGGCGCTCGACTCCGCGTACAACGTGACGTGGCAGGCGGCTGTGCCGGCGTCACTGGCGAGCACAGCGGACAACTACGCGGCGGTGCGTGACATCGAAACCATCAATTACGCGTGCTACAAAATCCTCGACGCAGTGAAGGACAAGGGCTACGGCGCGTTGCCTTCGACGCCGTTCGTGCTGCTGTATCCGTTCGCGCTGGCTGCGCGGATCCGCCGCGCGCTCGGACTGTTGAACGCGTCTATCGCGGGCGATTTCCAGGGCGTGCAGGCGAACGTGGTGCCAGTGCCGACGATCGGGTTGAGCACGACGACGAAATACTACGTCGCGCTGCCCGGCAATAAGCTGATCTGGGGTGATCGGATGAACCTCAGCGTGTTCGACGAGTTCGATCCCGCGTCGTATTCCGACGTCCAGTACGGCTGGGGCCGGTACGGCGGTGCGATCGGCGACTCGAGCCAGATCCGCTGCTGCGCGACAAGCTAACCGCACACAGTGAATAACACGCCGGGGGAGGTCCTCTCCCCCGGCGACTGAGGAGATCATGGCACACGTAATTACCACACGCGATATTCTCAGACGAAGGCAGGCGGCGGCCACGCAGGCGCCTGACGTGATCACGACGAGTAACCCGAGGTCCGCGCGCCCTGTGCAGCGCATCGAGTACCGCATGGTGCACGAGCTGCTCAGTAAACGCGCGTGGGCTGAGGCGCCGCGTGTGTGGCTGGTTGGCGGCGGTCCGAGCCTGCGCGAGTTCGACTGGTCGCTGCTGGCCGGCGAAGTCGTGGTGGGTTGCAACCGCTGCTACGAGCGGCCGCACGTGGGCGTTACGGTTTGCGTCGACGGCGCGAACGCACCGGGGTTCTTGAGCTGGGCCGAGCTGGGCAAGTTCGGCGATTTGTGGTCGCAGTACACGGGGCTGAAGGTGTACAGCCAGCTCGAGGGGAAACACGACGGGATACCCGCTGACGTGTACGTGGTGAAGCGCAGGCGCACGCAGGGAGACGAACTGGATGTCGAGGGCGGGTTGCCGCAAGTGAACAACACGGGGACGCTCGCGCTGCAGTTCGCGGCGGCGCTGGGCGCCAAGGATATCCGGCTGCTCGGGTTCGACATGGGGAGTCCTGGCGAGAAACAGGAGCACCACCACGACGGGTACCCGCGGGAGCAGTCCGCGAATGTGTGTGACGCGATGATCCCGGAGTTCGGGAAACTGGCGCCGCAACTACGCGAGCTGGGCGTCAGCGTGACTCAGTACGGCGAGTCGCGGCTGACGTGTTTCGAGAAATACCCGCTCGAGGTGGCCGTCGAAGAATTACAGCGAAAACCCTCGCGTCCGCTGGTGGTTTGCGCGATCACGGCGGGCACAGGGTACGTGCGCGAAGTCGAGGAGATGGTGCGCACGGCGCGGGCGATGGGCCTCGAGGTTGTCGTTGAACAGTACGAGAGCCGCGGGGACTGGTTTCTGAACACGCATTACAAGCCCGTGTTCATGGAACAGATGTTGCGGAAGTACAAGCGGCCGATCCTGTGGCTGGACGCGGACTCGCGGGTCAGGCAGTACCCGGCGCTGTTCGACGATCTCACGGCCGATATCGGCTGGGTATGGTGGGACTGGGACGAGATCGGCCGTAACGGGATCACGGGGATCGAGTTGAGCACGTCGATTCTGTACCTGCGGCCGAAGGCGGAAGTGTACCGCTTGCTCGGCGCGTGGCAGAAAGCGAACGAGGCGGCGCCGGGCGAACACGATCAGGACAACCTGCAACACATGCTCGAGGGCGGATTCAAACAGGGACGGCTGAAAGCGCAACAACTGCCGATGGGCTACGCGCAGATATTCGATCTGCAACGTTCGCTGGGCGAGCCGGTGATCGAGCAGATGCAGGCGAGCAGGAGATTCAGGGGCAGGGTATGAGTTTCAAGGGACAGATAGCGTCGGACGTCGCGAGCGTGTTGCTGAACCTGGACGAGTTCGCGGAGGTCGTCGAGTACCACCGTGTGGTAGGCGGCGCTGAAGCTGAGGGATTCCCTGTGGATCTAAACATCGTTCCCGAAGACGAGCAGACAGCGCGCGCGGAGTACCCGGATCAGATGGTGAGCGACAAGCGCGAGCTGATCGTGCACCTATCGCTCGCGGACGTCGTGCCGCAGGTTGACACGGATTACCTGGTGCGGGACGGCGAGGACTGGACGGTCATGGAGATATTGGGACAGGGGCACGGCATGGCGCGTGTGCGGACAGAGGCGCTCGGGCTGGTGCGCAGGGGCGGCCGGGAGATCGATCGGTGAGCGTTGTACCAGACGTAACAGGACTAACTACGGCCGCGGCCGAGGCGGCGCTGGTCGAGGTGGGCCTGGTGCTGGGCGAAGTTACAGAGGCGTACAGCGCGACTGTCGCGGCGGGGCTGGTGCTCAGCCAGGAGCCCGTGGCGGACACCGAGGTCGACGAGGGCAGCGCGGTTGACGTCGTGGTGTCGAAAGGTAAAGAGCCGGTGACGCCCACGGGCGTGCTGGGGCAGGTGGTTGACGGACTGCGTAAATGTGTCGCCGCGTCTACGACGTTCCAGAAGGCCGTAGGCGCGGAGGACGAGACGGCGGCGCTGGCGTATGTGCACGCGTGGCACATGGACGAGGCAGTTGATCCCCCGTTCGCGTTCGTCGCGCCGGCACATGAGCGGCGGGAGCGCGTATCGAGCGCGGGGGCATACCCGGAACGCGGGGGGGTATTACTGCTGCTCGTACTCGAAACAGTGGAACCGGATCCGCTCGAGGCGTTCTTCGATTTTGACAACAAGCGGGACGCGATCATTTCGGAAGTTGCCGCAGCGGCGGAATCGTCGGGGTATGTGCATATCCGGGCGATCGAGCTTGACGCGGACGGGTACGGATTATGGGGCGCGCGCGAGGGCCGAGCGCGCGGTAAACAGGGGATCCAGGCGTGGCACCAGGTCACGTGGGGATTTTAAGGAGGTGATGGCATGAACCGGTACGTATTGGGTCCGATTAGTTTTGGCAGCCTGACGCCGACAGTGATTTGGCAGGTGCAGAACGTGCGCGTGAACCCGGGGATAGAACGCCTGGTGCAGGGCGCGCAGTCGGTTGATACGGCGTTTGCCGCGGCGATCAAACAGCTGCCGATGCTGAGTTTCGATTCGCACGCGATCGCGGCGATGCTCGGCGTGGTGGGGTTTGGCGGCGCGAACGTGGACCAGGTGGACGTCTATTTCCGGCAGATGGAACACGGCGGCATGGTAGCGGCCGGCGCAAAACACCTGAAGGTCACGCTGTACGACACGCTGAGTTTGTTACGGCGAATCAGCGCGAACCAGTGGGCGGAAGCGACGTCCAGTTATGACGTGATCGGAACGTACGACGGGACCAACGTGCCGATCGCAGTGACGGCGAACCAGGCGTTGCCTGCGTACGATGCGGCGAAGATCGAGAAGTTCACGGTGGGCCCGGGTGCGCTGAACAGTGTCGATATCGACAACATACAGTCGCTCGAGGTTGACACGGGTATCCGCGAGATCGCAGACGGCCAGGACGGCGGACTGTACGCGCGGTTCGCAGCGATCCACGAGCGGCAGCCGACGATTCGCGCGACGACGTTTGACGCGTCCGCATTGAGCACGGTGGGCGTGGGCGGCGCGTCGAAAGACAACGCGATATTTTTCCTTCGCGGCCTGACGCAGAAGGGCCAGCCGGCGGCTGATACGTCCGCTGCGCACGTGAAAATTGCCGCGGTTGATAGTCACGTCGTGGTCACGGACATGGGCGACGTGACGACGATCGAGGCGCGACCCGTCTGGGACGGGACGAACGACCTGCTGTCGTTCACGACGGCGCAGAAGATCGCGGAGGCGTAAATATGAAACGACGGTATTGGGTGCTGGTTGTGGCGGGCGTGCTGCTGGTAGCGGCAGCGAACCAGATGTACCAGCTCGACGTGTACGAGTGGCTGCGGCTGCGGGACGGCGTGCTGCTGAGTTTCGGGACGGACTCGGATTATTACGCGCGGTACGACGCGGCCGGGAATGACGTCGAGCTGCGCACGGGCGCGGGCGTCGAGGTGGTATCGGCGAACGCGACAACGGTGAGCGTGGCGGGCGATCTGGACGTCGCGGGACAGATCGAGGCGGGGACGGATAACCACACGCTGACCACGGCTGAGGGCCTGATCAACGGCGCGAAGATCGCGGCCGGCACGATCACGGGTGAACAGATTGCAACGGCGGGCGCGTTGCCGGGATACGTATCGCTGATCGACGCCACGAACGCGCTGACGTTCGCGCCGCTGTCGGGGCACGGCACGCTCGCGGGTGACGGCGAACTGACGATCGTGGAGTACACGGGCGCGACGGCAGAGGCGGACGGTGTGGAGGGACTCGTACCGGCGGGCGCGAGGGGTAGCGCGGATCGGTTCTTGTGCGTGGACGGAACGTTTAAGACGCCGAGTATCGGTGCCGTGACGGGACCGGGGAGCAGCACGGATCGGGCTGTGGCAATCTGGGACGGCGTGAACGGCGATACCGTACAGAACTCGACGGTGCTTGTGAGCACGTCGGGCGGGCTGACGATACCCGGGACGGTGACGGTTGGCTCGGGCGCGCACGTGTGGAGTAACACGGCGGGCTTATTGGACGGAGGCAAGCTGCAGGACGCGACGGTGAGCAGCGCGAAACTGGCTGCGTCGGGCGTGACTGCGGGGACGTACACGATCGCGGCAGTTACAGTGGACAGTAAGGGCCGCGTAACCGCGGCCGCGGACGGTTCGCTGGGGCTGATCGATCTCGACGACGGCGCGACGGCGTACACGGCGGCCGGGTTCCCGCTCGTCGTGAACGCGACGGCGGACGGCTGGGAGTTTGCGGCGGAGTTGGACCCCGACGTATTGCCAGTGCTGGTAGGCGATGCGGGGACAGGCGGTGTGCAGGGCGTTGTCCCGGCGCCAGCGGCCGGTGACGCGGCAGCGGGAAAGTATTTGAACGCTGACGGCACGTGGACGGTGCCCGCGGGCGCGGGGAACGTTGGCGGACCGGGAACGAGCACGAATAACGCGCTGGCGCGGTTCGACGGGACGGGCGGCCAGACACTGGCCGATACGTCGATCACGAGCGCGGACGGTGCGAGCCTGGTGATACCGGGGACGATCGCGCTGGGCTCGGGTGCGCATGTGCTGACGAACAGCGTGGGGCTGCTCGACGGCGGGAAACTGCAGGCGGGGAGCGTGGGGGACTCGCAGGCGGCGGACGATCTCACGATCGGTGCTGCGGGGAGCGTGGACGCGCGGGCGATCGTGATCACGGCGGCCGTGGACGAAACTACCGCGGACGACGCGGACACGGTATTGATCTACGACGCTTCGGCAACGGCGATCCGCGAGATGACCCGGGCGAATTTTCTGGCGGGGCTGTTGCGCCCGGCGGACGTTGACACGGAGGCGGAACTGGAAACGCTGTTGACGGACGTGACGGACGTGTTCACCAGTAACGACGCGGCGTACGCGTTTTTGATCGACAGCGCGGGAACGTCGGGGTACGTGTGGACTTCGGACGGTGACGGTAAGGGTGCGTGGGCCGCGGCCACGGGCGGCGCTGCTGCGTTCACGGATTTGACGGACGTGCCGAGCGCGTACGTGGGCGAAGCGGGGAAGTATGTGCGAGTGAATAGCACGGAGGACGCGCTGGAGTTTGCGGTGGGCGGTGGAGGCGGCGCTGGTGTATTCACCGATTTGACGGACGTGCCGAGTGCGTACACAGGCGGAGCGGGGAAGGTCGTGAAGGTTAACAGTACCGAAGACGCGCTGGAGTTCGCGGCCGACGCGGTGGGCGCCGAGGCGTTCACCGATTTGTCAGACGCACCGTCCGCGTACACGGGGCAGGCGGAAAAATACGTGCGGGTGAACAGCACCGCGGACGGGCTGGAATTCGTGACGGGGACGGGCGCGAGCGGCGTTGCGTCGTTCGTCGAACTGAACGACGTTCCTTCAGCGTACACCGACCAAGGCGGGAAATATGTGAGGGTGAACAGTACTGCCGATGGGTTGGAGTTCGCGGCGGTGAGAAGTGCCGTCGCTGACACGCTCTGCGTCCTGCGTCCGCGTGACTCGTTTCCGCCGGGGTCGAATTACGCGACGTTGGACACACGGAACAACACGCCGGTATTGGATTTCGACGCGGCCACGGACGAGGCGGCGATATGGACGGACGTGTTGCCGATCCGGTACGGCGGCGGCGGCGTGACGGTTGAGATTGAGTTTGCCGCGACGTCGGCCACGTCCGGGAACGTCGTATGGACAGCGGCGTTCGAGCGGATCGGTGGTGAGTCGCAGGACCTTGACGAAGACGGGTTCGCGACAGCGAAGACAACGACGACGGCGGTTTCGGCGACGTGCGGCAAAACGAAGAAGGCGAGTATCACGTTCACGGACGGTTCGCAAATGGATTCGGTGGCGGCGGGCGAAGCATACCGGCTGAAAGTTACGCGGGACGCCGATAACGAGGCGGACACGGCGAGCGAAGACGTGGAGATCGTCGTGGTGCACGTGAAGGAGACGGCGTCGTGAAAATAACGCTGGAGCTGCTGAAGGAATGGGGCGCGTGCGAGCGAGCGCTGAAATGGTTCGACGAAACGTACCCGGACGGAGTGGACGCTCCGATGAAAGAGTTGTGTGACAAGGTGATCCCGGCTGAGTGGCGGGAGTATGACAGCCTGTGGCTGCTGCACGAGGTGGCGGCGCGTGTGGACGGGGTGGAGGGTGACGAGGCGTTGGCGCTGTTAGTTGAGCGCGCGGACGGGAGCAGACTGGCAAAGGCGGTGTGCGAGATCACGAAGCGCGACACGGGCGCGGCGCTGCAGAGGCTGTTGCAGGTGGGTGACGCTGCGAGTCTGGTGCGTGTGCTCGAACGCGGCACGGACGCGCAGGCGGTGCAGGCGGCGGACGCGCTGAGAGTGGTGGATCGCGCTGTGCTGAAAGGCTGCGAGGGGTTGCTGAGTGCGGCGAGAGTGGAGGTGGTCCGTGGCATATAAATTCGCGCCTCACGAATCGAACAGCTGGCTGGACTCAAACTTGTACAGCACAACGGCTCCGGCGTTTCACGGTACGAACTACCTGTCGATCGTCGCGCGGTTCCAGGCTGAGAATGTCACTGAGAATGGCACGATCTGCTGGCTGGAATTTGACGACACCGACGGCAACCGATACCTGCTGCGGGCGTGCGGGGGCCTCAGCGGCGATCCCGTGCGGTTCTCGGCGTTCAGTGAAGGCGAAGAACAACACATCAGTTCATCGTCGGCATTTTCCGCGAACACGTGGCACACGGTGATCGCGACGGCGAACAGGTCGGCCGGCATTAACGTGTCTCTAGATGGCGGCGCGTTTGCCTACAAATTTACCAGCAAGTTCCCGAACGGCAATGCGTCGTGGGTGCGTATCGGCGGGGTGGTGGGTTACCGCACGCTACGCGGCAGCGTAGCAGAGGTCGCGCTGTACGACTGCAACCTTGCCGCGTCGGCCTACTCCGCAGACGTGGCGGCGTTAGCGAAGGGCTTTAGCCCCGCCAGTATCCGCCCACAGAACCTGCTCGCGTATTGGCCTCTGGTGCGCGGCTTGCAGGACCACGTTGGCGGACACACGCTGACGGCGCAGAGCGATCCCGTGGTGGTGGAACATCCGAGGGTAATTGCGTAACGAAAGGAGCGACATGAAACGATTTCTCACACTCGCGGTTCTCGTAGCGCTCGGCTGCGCATCAACAACTACCACGTACCCAGACGGGCGGATTGTCGAGGAGCGGCGGATCGATCCTGAGTTCCTGAGCGCGGCGATCGCGCTGGGCCAGTCTGCGCTGCAACTTGCCGCGCTGGAGTCCGAGACGCCCACGCAGCCTACGGCGCCTGATACGCCGTCGCTGGTCGAGGACATGGCGCACCTGGAGCTGATAGCGATCGAGGTGCAGACGATCGTGGCGGACGGTGTGACAACCGGTGAGTGGACGCGGCTGCGCGAGCTGTACACGGAGACTCAGGCGATCCTGCGGCGCCAGGGCGTGAGCGTGAAGGTCAAATCGTCATGAACGATCCCGTCAACCACCCCGCGCATTACACGTCGCACCCGAGCGGTGTCGAGTGTATCGCGATCACGGAACATTTCCCGTTCAACGTCGGGAACGCGATCAAATACCTCTGGCGCGCGGGGCTGAAAGACGACGGGATCGAAGATCTCGCGAAGGCGGAGTGGTACTGCAAACGCGAACGGGAGAGGAGGCAACGGTGCGGATCTGGCTGTGCGCGGTAATGGCTGGCGCGGGAGTCGTATGGAGCGATCCCGCCGGGTACACGCTGGTACGTGTTGGCCAAGAGTACGCTGTCAGAATCGTTATTTACGCCGAAATCACGCAAATCGACGGACACGATAACGCGCTGGCGTACACCATGCCCGAGCCTCCGTACACGTGGCAGTTCAAATACGATCGCACGCTGGTCCAGTTTGTGCGGGCCTCGGATGGGGTGACCACGACGTACCGGGAGATCCCCAACTCGCCGTACGCCGTGCTGACGTGCGAGACGGACAGCGCCGAGTCGCGCGTGTACTGGCGGGCGCTGCGGATAACTGACGGGCAGATCGCCGTGCCAGTGCAGGCGGCCACCGCGGCCGGGGCGGCGCTGACGGTCACTAACCCTGACAGGCTGGAGATCGTCGCGCGGCCGGCAACCCTCCGCGTACTGATCGAGGCGATCGATCCATGACTGATCCCGAAGTGTGCAGAGAGTTTCGTGCGTCGCTCGAGGCGCGGCTGGACAGGATCGAGCAACGGGTCACCAGTCACGACAACAAACTGCGAGGAACGAACGGCCAGGGAGTGTTTGAGATCATTCGCGATCACACGGAGACGCTGGGGCGGCTCGAATCGAAGGTTGACTCGCTGATCGACGCGTTCGCCACACACGAGCGGAGCGAGCGGCTGCTGCTGCGGGCGGCTTCGGCCGTGGCGAATCCGAAGGCGATCTGGAAAATCCTGACGGTCCTCGGCGGCATATTGGGCAGCGGAGGAATCGGAGCGTACCTATGGCAGAGGTTGCAATGACGCACCGGAAACGTTGGCGGTGCATATGCGGAACAGTGAACAGCGCGGGCGTGCTCACGTGCCCGAAATGCGGGCGCGCGTTGGGCGAAGACGAACTAGGAGCAACGTATGGCGGGATTTCTGTATTACGCGCCCGGCAGGCAGCAGCCGATAACCACAGCAGCCGCGGTTGACGAGGCGCTCGAGTCGCTGGGGCTCGGGTACCTGAGCCGCGACGGGCTGCAGAGCCGCGTGGTTGTGAACGGCGGGCCGGACGGCGGCGCCGGGCTGATATTCGCGCTGAGCAACGTTGACAGGCTGGGGTACTACCCGGAGTCGCAACGGTGGGAGCGGCGCCCTGACGGCGCTGTGTGGCTGGGCTGGGAGACGGCCGCGGCGCCGGGTCCGGACGATTTGGCGCGAGAGACGCAGCTCACGGGGCTGGGGCTCAGGCTGGGAGACGGGAACGTATGGCAGATCCCGGTTGCACAGCATTGGGACGGCCAGTCGCACCTGCCGAGCGTGTACCGGCTGGTGGACGGGAACGTCGTGCCGGAGGTGTTGCCGGGGTTGCGGGCGTTCCAGGACGAGGTTGAGGCGTTCCTCACTGCGTGGCGGTCGGCGCTCGAGGAAGGGCGTGCGCCGTCGTACGCGGAAGAGCAGTTGTTCGACCTGGCCGGGAACGCGCTCGAGCTGAATTACCGCATGGGCCGGTGGGAGGTATTGGCGCTGGGCCTGCTGCAGTCGCAACGATACGGTGATAGTGCGGGCGTGTGGGAAGTGTGCACGGCAACGTTTAACTGGCCGGCCGTGGAAGCGGCGCTGCGCGAGTTCGCAAAAAAAAACGAATTGGAGGCACGTGGGGATTGTGGCGGAGAGGAATGATCCCCGGATACTTGCCGTCGCTGGGAGACGTGCTGCTACTGGAGTTGATCGAACGTGGTAACGATTAAGCGAATCATAATCGAGAACCCGCCGGAAGAAGACGCTGCGCGGGTGTACCGCGGCCTGCGCGCGGGAATGAAGGACGCGGTGAAGTTGTGGCAACGCGAGTTCGCAAAGAAACACTTCCGCGACGGGGCTGACACGAAATATGGCTACGCGCCGCGGCAGAAGGAATATCTGCAGCGAAAGTTTAGCACATGGAAACACCGGCGGCCGCTGGTGTTCACGGGGAACACGGAGAAGTGGGTGCGGTACCGGATGGCGGAGCCATACGTGCGGAAGGTTGGCGACGGCGGGTTGTCGTGCAGGCTGCCCGTCAAAGTGCCGAAATATTTTTTTATGCGGCGTGGTAACGCGCCGGACAAGTACGCGGAACTGATAGCGACGGTGCCGGACGAGTACGAGGTGTTGTTTAAGAGGGTTGACGAAGCGATCGATCGCGAACTCGAGCGCGGCTCGAGCACGAGAAAGGTGATTAACTTCTAATGGCTAGACGGCAAACATACGAGCTTGACGCGGACGAGGCGAAGTTGATGGACGCGTACCGCAACCTGACGGCTGAGCAGCGGCGCATGCTTGCGGAAGGACAGCGGATCAACCAGTCTACCAAGCAGCAGGCGCAGAGTACCGGGTACCTGACGAACCAGTGGAAGTCTCTCGTAGCGACGGCGGCGGGATTCATCGGCGTGAACTCGCTGATTCAAAAAGGGATCGGGCTGATCAAAGAATACGACAACCACCTGAAAAAGATCGATGAGAAGCAAGTTAAGGCGGCGGGTGGGGCTATCCCCTTGGCGGCGTTGCAGCGGCCGGAAGACGTGCGACGGGTGCTGCGAGAGGCGGCCGCCCTGAGCGCGGAACGCGGTGTGATGCCCGAGGTGGGGTTTAATTACTTCCAGCGAGGGCAGTCAGTTCGCGGAACGTACGAAGGCGGCAAAGAAAGTGCACTGGCCGCGATGCAGCTCGGGTTGCTGACACAGGACCACGAGACGGCGGCCGAAACGATCAAGATCGCGCGCGAACTCGGCATGTCACAGAAGGAGTTCAACTCGCTGCTCGTTGGCGCGGCGGCCACAAGCGCGGCGGACGAGGCCGTATTTGCAGGTACGGCGTCATACTGGCCGTTATTCACCAAGAAGGGCGGCGACCCCGAGAAGTATTTCGGCGCGGCGCTTACAAACGTGTTGAGCCAGCGGATTGACAGCTCGCAACTGCCCACGTACGTGCAGGCGGTGAGTCGCACATTGACGGACGTGGGGGCCGAAGACGTGAGCGGGCTGAAACGTGATTTGACGCTGCAGGAACGGATCACGAAGTCGATGGAAGCGGAAGGCCGGACGTTCGCGGACTTGAACAATTTCGAGCGGTTAATGGCGATCCGCGGGTACGTACAGCGGACATATGGCGAGGTGACGCCCGAAACGCTGCAGATGGCCGGCATTTCGGAACAGCGGGAGCGGACCGCGATGGCTACGCTGATGACGCCGCAGAACTTCCAGTTGTTAGCCAAGGTGTTGAGCGAGGCGCCAGAGTTCGCGGAACAGTACAGTATGGACGAGCGGTTGACGGCGATCCAGATGGAACCGGCGATCAGGGAAAAGTACCTCGAGGACAGGGCCGCGGCACAGGCTGAGGCATACGCGTTCATGGGGCCGGAATCGACGGTGGCCCGTGGGCGAACCGCGCAGGTGCGCGCGGTTGGCGTGGAAACCGGGTACGGCCTGGGCGTGGACGAAGACACCGGCGAAGCGGGGTATGTGCGCCAGGTGCAAGCATATGAGGGGTTCCAGGAAGCCGGCATCTACCACACACCCTATGGGGTATACATCGACAAGGATGAGCGGGCGCGCGCCGATCGGTTGCAACAAGACCGGCTCGAGGAGGCGTTGCGGAAAAACGACGAGACGTTGCGGAAAATACTCGAGAAGGAAGGCCAGATCGCGGAGAACACGAAACAGAAACCGCAATTTGATCGCGTGGTCATGGACGGCGGGAGCGGGTACTAATGGGTGAGCCGAGCATAGGCGGACAGACGTTTTTATGGATGCGAAACGCGTTGCCGTACGCGGGGGAGGTCCTCGAGGACCTGATACGCACGGGCGTTGGGGGCGTCGCGTTCCGCGTCGTGGGATGGCGCGCGGAACCGGTGACGATTTACACGCGGACGCTGTGCTACACGTATTTCGCCGCGGACCAGGCGATGTTCGCGTACGCGGGCATGCAGGGGCTGGTGTGGACGGTGGTGGACGAGTTCGGGCTCGTACGCCCGGGCGTGATCGTGAAACAGTACCGGCCTATGCGGACGTTCAAAACGTACGTGGGGAGCACGGTGCCGACGGGCGTTTACGCGGTTCTAGACAGCGAGTGGACGCTGCAGGATACGGTGATTTACTGATGAGACGAAAAGTGGAAGCGCTGGAACGCGAGGTGTTGATGCTCAGGCGCCAGCTCGCGCGCGTGCCGGTGGTGGTCGGCGGCGGCGGCGGGGGAGGAGGAGGAGGAGGAAAGGGATTCAAGATAGAGCAGTTTGATACGTTTCCCCCGACGTCATCAGAACCAACGCTTATTTCATGTAAGGGCACGCTATGGTACTCGGAGGGCGGGTATTGGGCGCCCGCCTGCCACTTCACGACGGAATCAGGGGAGGTCGGAACGTAATGGCATGGGAGACTTACGCGCCGTTGAAGGGACCCGAAAGGCGCTACTTCCACGCCCCGCTTTACGCCGAAATCGCACGAGGCATCAACGCACGGCGGGCTTATATCGGCCATCCTCTGACGGAGTTTTCATATCTCGGCAGCAACCCGGGCGATTACGCGCTCGCGAACGCTGGTGGGACGTGGCCACGCAATATTATCGCGCAACTACTCGGGGAGTTCAAAGATAGCATCGAATGGTGTGCGGCAAATTCCGCTTCCAAGGACGGGCGCACCTATTTCTGGGTGGAGCCCGGGCCTGTGCCTTACGGACGGACTCGCCGGACGACTGTGGATGGCGATCCAAACACGATCACGGAATGGGCCAAGGTTGTTGGGTGTATACGCGAGATCATAGCGGGACTCAACCAGATTTGGGCTTTGCCGCAGACACCATGGACGGATTTCTATAGCTGCGAATTCGCAGTAAATGACCATCTGAGAAAAAACACGCTCGACTGGGAAATGTATCAACAACCTAATGCCCGTTGCGTGGCAAATTTTAGGCGCACCGCGAACAACCTGAGTACATGGTTGGAATGGCGCTACCCGGGCTATCCCCCGGGGTATTGGGATTATCAGAACAGGCTATGGGATGCCCACAGAGGTTCGCAGGTTTTTAAGCTCAAGAACTGTTGGGGAGACATGGAGGTTCCAGTAACCCTCAGAGTTTTTACAAGGGCTACGAGTCGCACCATAGACGGATTTGGGGAAGCAGTCAGTATTTCGTGGAGCGCGGGGCTTAGCCGCCTGAGCGCGGAACAGTTTGCCAATTACAAGGCGTCAATCGTTGCTAAAACTATGCCCAATCCGTACACATTTGACACCGGCGAAATTCTGGTGACTGAAACGTGCGGCTCGATGAGTAGAGCAATTTATGAATTCACGCTCACAACACCGCCAGGCGAGGATATTTACTTAGCAGCATGGGCGGATGCATCGATTCCCGACATGGACGACTGGGATTACAGCCTCTATTTGGATCCCTGGCCCACCTCCTACCAGGCGATGTTTTACCACGCTGCGTATTACTACTTGCGTGTGGACGCTTTGGATGAGAACGGTGACCTATTTGGAACAGGTCTCAACGCACTGGGCGGCGTTGTGCCGGGGATGACCTGGTGAGAGAGCGTAAACACATAATCACGAAGCCAGCCGCCGCGCACGGCGGAAAACGGAGCCTCTCCTAATGGCGATCTCATACATATACGGAGACTGGAGGCGGGGCGCGCCGAAGATCGGGACCCTCGTCGGAGACGCGCGCTACGGCGTCAAGGCCAACTGGAACGATCCATATTTCACACCCATTTCTGGCTTGTACCCGCGCCGTGCGGAGATCGGGCTGGGGTCGCAGGGGAGTTACCTCGAGCTCGAGTATTACTACGGCCGCGTCAAACCGCCGCGCTCGATCCTGTGGGAGTACCGCGAACCCCTGGCGCTGCTGGGATATTTCACGCAGTGCGACCAGCAGGCGTTCTACATCGTGGACGACGAGGACCACGACGGCCACCAGATATTCCGCGCGGTGGGGCTCGAATATTTCCTTGAAACGAAAATCCTGTGGAGCGAAACGGCGACGGGGCCGGTGGACCGTCCGCTGGCGTTCAATTCGTGGGGACAGTGGGGACAGGACCTGGCGGCGAACAAGGAGCCCGGCCAGTTAGCATTTGGCCGCGGCGAATCGTGGACGCGGCTGGACATGGTCAGGTACGTTCTAACGCACTTCACCAAAACCTGTCCGATGCAGTTTCGTCTGTGGGGGGAGACGGATCCTGACTCGCCCACGTTTGATGCGCGCGCGAGCGCGGGCGTGTGGATGCTCGAGCAATTCACCGGCCAGTTCGACGTGTGGGGACTGACGGTTCGCGACGCGTTGAACGTTTTGATCTCGCGGGATATCGGGCTGGCGTGGAAGATCAGGTTTGACGGAGCGTACGCGTGGATTGACGTGGTCAGCCTGTTCGACGAAGACGTGCTGTACGGGGACGAACTGGGGCGGGTGCGCGCGAACGAGGATCAGCAAATAGCGGAGCTGGACGGGTACGTGAACGTGAAACCGACGGTGCGGTTCAGCGTGCTGGACAAATATTCCAAGGTCGTTGTTGTCGGGGGCCCTGTGTACGTGTGCAAAACGTTTGCCGTCGGGGGCGGCGGGTTTGAGCCGGACTGGACGACCGACCAGGAGACTGCGTACACGGGCGCGGCCGACGACGAGGCGCGGCGAAGCGAAGCGTTACGCGGAGTGTACACACGGTTCCGCTTGCCGTCGGGTTTGCAGCTCGTGTACCCGAACGTGCTGGCGGACGGGACGCTCGATCCTACTACGCCCGGGCAGTGGCACTACTGGGGGCACGTGTTCGAGCGCGAGTTGCCGGTGCAGCTGACCAGGCGGGAGTACGTTGCCGGTTTGCCGGCCGAGGAGTTCCGAGGGCCGTTCGCGATAGTCACAAACACCGCGGGGAAGTGGCAGTTCGTCGACAGGCTCGTCCTGAAAGAAGGCCAAGAAGACGAGCAGGTGTACGGGTTCAACATAACCCTGCACGATAAGGATATGGGATTCCAACTAACGAGCCCGGTGGTGAGCCACGTGCTGAAACCCGGCAAGACGACGAACTCTGACGTCGAGGGCGTCGCGAACTGGGAGACGCTGCGGTTCACGGGAATGTACCAGTCGGACATGCGGCTGCGTGCAGAGTTCACGATCGGCAACTCGCCGCACTGGCGGGTGCTGTCGATCTCGTTACCCGAGGCCGTGGCGCAATACGTTGAACCCGGGACTGTGGTGGACGTTGAGGCGGGCGCACTGGTGACGGACGACGAGGGCGGCGAATACCGGAACGACAGGGAGCGGCTGATCTCGATCGGACGCCATGCGGCCGCGTGGTACGGCCGCGAACGCGCGACGATGCGGCTCGAGGTGCCGGATATCCTGAGCTGGCGGGTGCACCCGATAGGCAGCCTGATTGTCTCGGCGGGAATGGGCGGCGCGTACGTTGATGTCGGCACGGTGGTGACGCGGCGCATATACGATTTCACAAACATGACGACCGTGATCGAAACGGGTCACGGCGAATTGAGGTTCGAGCGGTTTGGCTAACGAGAAGACAGGTGCGGACGCTGTACGCGTGTATCTGACCGGCGCGCTCGTCGCTGACGGGCTGCAGCGTGATCACGACGCGTCGGACGGCGGGTACCGGAGCAGTCAGCGCGCGGGCAGCATGACGTGGCACAGGTACCGGCCGATCGACGGGCTCCTCGTCGAGTACGTGAGCGGCACGAACGGACCCGGGCTCGGGACGCTCGAGACGCGGGGCGGGGACTCGGTGCGCTGGACGCCGCCGCGGGGAACGGCGGGCGACTGGGTGACGCTGGCAGACGCGACGGCGAAGGTGTCGGGCGTGACGGCCGGCGGGCTGGACGGGTTTCTGCTGGTTCGTCGCGCGGGCGACGCTGAGTTACGCGGGGCTGAGACGGTGCAGCTCATGGACACGGTGAACAACGTGTTCGGAATGTCGAACATGGCGCTCCCTTCGTCGGGTTCGCTGTACCAGTGCCGCGGGCTGATTGTGCGAAACGAGGGGAGCACCACGGTCGGCAGCGTGCGGATTATGCGGCTGGCCGATAGCGGCATTGCGACTGATATGGCGATGCTGGCAGAGACGCCCGTGGACGGAGCGATCCGCGAGGCCGACATATGGACGCCGCCGTCAGGGACGTTCCTGTCGACGAACGGCACATGGCGGACGATCGCAACGAGCCTGGCGCCGGGCGCGGAGATGGGACTGTGGCTGAGACGGACGGTGCAGCGTGGCGTGACGGCAGCAGCGCCGTATTCGCTGTCCGCGCACGTGCTGATGTGGTACGTCGGGGGGACGGCGTACGAGGAACATCTGCGCGGGGCGATGCGGGTTTCTGACAGTGCGCTGAAACGTTATTTGGTGTTCGTGGGAAAAGGCGCCGCACCGAATCTCAAGGGTACGCCAGATTACACGTTTGACGAGGCGGACTTGCCGTACACGGCCGCGAACGCCCTCGATGCGGGGTACGACTACGACGTTCGCGTGGTGCAGCAGAACGCGTACGGGCTGCGGGACGTGGTCGGCCAGCAGATCGTGCTGCGGCTGGGGAGCGTGGGCGAGGTAAAGAATCCGCCGCCGTCCGGGCCGTGGACGGTGCGCGTGGACTCGGCTGGCGCGGGACGAATACGAGTGCGCGCGGCGTACGATCCTGAGTCCGACGAGTACCCGGCGGAACGGTGGGCGATCTATGTGGGGCTGGACGCGGCGCCGGACCCGGACGTGGACACGCCCGTGACGGTCGATATGGCGGGTGACGAGCTGGACTGGACGGGGGAGACGGCGTACCTCGAGGATACGCCGCTGCAGGTGCTGGTGCGCACGCAGCGTAACGACGGGTCGGTGTCGGCACCGGACTGGGTAGAGAGCGAGAACACGGAGACGCGCGAGAAGGCGGCCGAGTGGTTCGCGGCCGCGCGGCCAGTGGGCGCCGTGAGTATCGGCACGGAGATGGGCGTGTACCAGAAACCGGCCGTGATCGAGAAAACGGTGTACGTCGACCAGGCGAAGAACGTCCGGTGGGAGGTGCTGGCCGGCCAGACGCGGCTGTGGGCCGGGGACGTGCTGGTGTGGAACGTGAAGGACGGCGAGGGGCTGTTCACGACGCTCGCGTTCACGGAAGGCAGCGTGGAATATCCGCAGCCGGAGACGGTACGGCTGGGCGCGTGGAACGTGGGCGCCAAGCGGATACACTTCGCCGTACGCGGGACGCGCCTGATGTCGGTGGACATTGTCGCGGGCACGGTGACGTGCGCTGCGCTGAGCGAGGTGCTCGAGGTCGACGAAACACTGTCGGACTCGCCGGTGTGGGGGAAATGGGCCGCGACGTGTCTGCAGGTGTACTCGACTCGCGAGGAGCAGTTCAGGACGGCATTGAGTCTCGACCTGGATGCCGTGCTGCGACTGGGCGTGCCGTGGATGCAGAAGGCGACGCAGGAGGAGTGTCTCTGATGGTCACGATCACGCGTCAGGAACAGGTTGACAACGAGGTGTGGGAGTTCGAGTGGACGAGCACGCTCGAGGACCCGACGTACTACGTCTATCGCGAGGGCGTCTTACTGATGACAACCGGGCTCGAGGCGATGAGTTTCGTGGTGGGACCTGGCGAGTACGCGCAGATCGAGATACTTGACAACCCCGACGCTGTGCCGGGGCGCTCGTACCCGGGGCGGCTGCTAATCGGTTGGCAGGGACTGACGGAGGCGGCCGGATACCGTGTCGAGGAATACGTTGACGGCGCGTGGGTGGTGCAGAAACGCGTCGCGGAGATGGGGCGGAGTTATTACACGTACCGGACGCGGTGGTTGCAGGACGGCGAAAGTTATCAGTGGCGCGTGGTGTCGGAGCAGCCGGCGGGCGTTGACGGCGGCGTCATGGATATCAGCGTGCTGGTGGTTCGCCGGCCGGACCGGGCGGCGCTCGGGTATAGCTATGACGAAGAAACGGGGAAGGTGACGTTTCTGGCATGAGGAGGTTGTTGTGAGTGGTGAACGTATTTCCCGTCTCTGCCGGGACTGCGCGTCGTCGATCTACGGTACGCGCGCGCCCACGGCGGCATACGCGGACAACGTCGCGCGGCTGTTATTTATGACGGCGGCGCACGAGAGCGGCGGCTTCCGCCACCGCCGCCAGCTCGGGTTCGCGCGGTTCAGCGCGAAGGGCGCGTTCGGCCTGTGGCAGTGCGAACTCGCGAGTATCGAGGACAGTGTCGACTACATACGGAACGCGTCGCGTCGCGCGCTGTTCGAGCGGTGCATGACGTGGATGGACAGGTACCCGGAGCTGAACGATATCGATCTTAGTCACAGGACGGTCTCATTCGCGCTGCTGGCCGTTCAGGATCCGCGCGGGGATCCGTTGTCGTGCCTGCTCGCGCGGCTGCATTACGTGAGGGATCCACAGCCGGTACCCGCGACGCCGCCGGAGATGGCCGCGTACGCGAAACGCGTCTATAACACGCGGCTGGGCGCTGCGACAGCGGCCG